AGCCAGACAAAATATGGGTATGTTTTTTATATACTGCAAATTTTATTGCTTACGTTCTTTTTCCTAACCAGACTAGCAATGAGGTGAGCAGTATTTTATTATGAGAAACAATCAATCAAAACCTGGAATTAATTGGGCTGAAATAGAAGCTAGATTCAACAATGGTGAGTCAGCTTACTCTTTGGCTAATGACTATGATGTTTCAAGACAATCGATTACCAAGAGGGCTAAGAAAGAGGGTTGGGGCAATATTCAGCATAAGGTTAAGTTAGCTAGGAAAGTAGTTGAAACGACAACCAACGATAAAAAGGCACGACAACCGACAACCATTGTGCCGAGAAAAGTCGATCATGTGCAGAAGTTTGATAAGGATACACCAGAGGTAAAGGAAGCAATCCTTGCATTACTGCGAGATGGTAATCCAAAGATGATAGCTGCTCAAGCGAGTGGTGTGAGTTATGATAGCTTTAATCGGTGGGTTAAACGTGATCCACAGTTTGCTAGTTTGGTACGTGAAGCCGAAAGCATGGCTGTAGTTTCTAGGCTGTCGAACATCGCAAAGGCAGGTAAAAGAGGTGATTGGAAGGCTGATAGTTGGTATTTAGAACGCACACAAAAAGAAATATTTGGTAATAACGATAATAAAAACAATAACTTAGCAGTACAGATAAATATACAAAGAGACAACGCAGCAGAAACCATAGACATTAGTGCGACAGGTGCTAAACCTGTTACACTAGACGATTAAACTGTTGGTCAGTAACGATTACAGAATATCTACAGACTATTGCAGACTATATAGCCCCCAGGCAAAGCCCCACAGCTAGGTTTTTTGCGACAACGAAGTCGATATGTAAACACATACCCACGCACCAAAAATTAAACACCACTTGGTTGTCGTAAACCAAAAACAAAAATTACAGGTTGTCGTCAACCATAGGTAACCATCATGGAAATGCAAAGCAACAAATTCGCCAAAAACATGATGGCACAGAAGTTAATGTCCGAGAACAAGGACAATCCATTCAACTCTAGGTTCTTTCAGCCAAGTGATGCTTTCTCAAAGCAAAGAACCAGGCCAATACAGGGCCAAATGACATTAGGTAATTTAGCATCATATTTTATGCCTTTTTCAAAAGACATAGGGCCTTACGATGATAGCCCAAGATTAGATCGACCTGGAGGTGTTAATATAGATTTCCCACCAATAGCCAAAGATGCTTATAGTGGTATAATGAAGTTTGGCCAAGCTATGAGAGGTCAGCTAAGTCCAGAGGAGATACAAAAACTAGCCTTTGATACATCTATGAATGTAACTGGTGGCACTTTGTTAGGTTCTAAGCTGTTACCTAATGCTATGCCTAGAAATGCTTTGGCTATGGGTTTATCTGGTGGTAAACCTCCAAAAGATAATTTAATAAAGCTAGATTTTCAGAAAAAGAAAATAGAAGCTGAATTAAATAAAAAGGATGCACCAAGAGATACAAGTTCTGGTCATGCTGCTGATGGTGTACCTACTCAGTTTGGGCCACCTGCACACGATATGAATTTAAGAATATCTGAAGAATTTACACCAGAGGGTTTTGGCACGTTTTCTACAGATGTTGGTAATAATTATGAGAATTTAAAGTTTTTTATATCTTCTAGTAGAGGTACACCACAATTCAAAGAAGAAGTTGATTTTTATAGAAAGTTGTTTGCGATCAAGGGTAATCCAGATGCAGAGATTACTGTTTACAGAGCAAGTCCTACAAATGATTTAAGACCAGGTGATTTAGTTACACCTATAAAATCTGATGCTCAGTTTCTTGTAGATGAAAGCAAGATTACACAATCTGATATAATTAAATCTCAACGTCAGGCAAGAAAAGATAGTGAAACCATAGATTTAAGAGAAGAAAAAAACCTTAGAACAATGGAAGATTTGATGAGTATGTTGCCAATAAAAGAAAATACTCCATCTAAATTATTTGAGTATAAAGTTAAAGCTAAAGACATAAGGTGGGATGGTAACAACGGATTGATAAGGTGGGGTTATTTCCCAGATAAGTCTTAATGTCTAAGAAGCTAATAAAACTAGACTACACACCACAGCCTAAACAGGATTTGTTACACAAGTGTAAAGCCAAGCAGATATTGTTTGGTGGGGCAGCAGGTGGAGGTAAGTCTCATAGTGGTCGTTGGGATATAATAGGTTTCTGCCTGGAGAACCCTGGTTTAAATGCTTTTATTTTTAGAAGGTCATTACCAGAGTTAGACAGTAATCACATTCAGCCTTTGAAGAAAGAGATGCCTAGTGAGTTAGGTGCTTTTAACGAGACGAGGAAAAGGTTTGAGTTTTACAATGGATCGAGCATACAGTTTCAGTATTTAGAACGTGATAGTGACTGTGATCGTATTCAAGGAACAGAAATACATATTTGTTTGATTGACGAAGCAGGTCAGTTCAATGCTTATCAGCTTGGGTATATTAAGAGTAGAATGAGATTAGGGTCTTATGAGCCTGTTCAGAAAGATTTCTTACCAAGATTGATTATGACTGCCAATCCAGGTGGTCAATCACATAATTTTTTGAAGGCTTTGTATATCGACCCTGCGCCAAGTGAAACGTATTTTTACGATCATACGATGCGTGACCCTAACAATCCAAAGGATAGGGGTTGGTTGTCGATGTATATACCTGCGAAAATGGAAGATAACAAATATATTGATCCATCTTATGCGAGTTCATTTAGTGGTTTGCCAGAGGAGTTAGGCAGAGCATTAAGAGAGGGTGATTGGGATTTAGTTGTCGGATCATTCTTTGGAGATATATGGAAACGTGAGTTACACGTTATAAGACCATTTGAGATACCACATCATTGGACTAAGTTTAGGTCTTTTGATTGGGGAAGTGCATCGCCTTTTAGTGTTGGTTGGTGGGCTGTAGCTGAAGGACATGAGACTATACCAGATGATGCTTTGATTAGGTATCGTGAGTGGTATGGAGCAGCAGGGCCAAATAGAGGTTTGCGAATGACTGCCGAAGAAGTTGGTAGTGGTATTCGGTCAATGGAAAAGGGTGAAAGAATAGACTTTGGTGTTGGTGATCCTAGCATTTGGAAGTTTGATGGTGGCCCATCTATTGGCGAAAGATTAGGTAAATGTGGTGTTCGCTTTAGAAGGGCTGATAATTCGAGGGTAGCAGGATGGGATCAGGTTCGTCAGAGGTTGATGGGTGATGATGGAGTTCCTATGCTTTATGTGTTTAGTGATTGCGTTGACACTATTAGAACCTTACCAGTTTTGACCCACGATAAGCACAGAATGGAAGATATAGATACGACACAGGAAGATCATGCAGCAGATGATATTCGTTATGCTTGTATGAGTAGGCCATTTACAAGACAAGCCCCAGAGATTGATGAGGATATTTGGCGAAAGCCAACGATTGAGGAAATGATGAGTGGTTTGGACAACGTAAGCCGACCAGGATCGCGGAGATTATAATTGGAATATGGATTTGACAGAGAACCAACTAAGAAAGCTGACAGGGCTGCTTATTGGAACGATCAGATATTAAAGGCTAGACGTTTTGAAGAAAACTGGCGAGAACGTGCTGAAGGCATAGTTCAGAGGTATCGTGATGATAATGTAAACAGATTTGAACGTGAGACTAGGATGAATATATTTCATTCTAATGTTGATACTTTGAAGTCTGCTTTGTATTTTAAAACACCGAAGCCAAAGGTTAGCCGTAGATTTAAGACAAATGATCCTATTGGTAGGACTATTGCTGAAGTTGTTGAAAGAGGTTTACAGTATCAGCTAGATATTTACGACTTTGACAATGCAGTAAAGAAAGCCATTGAGGATATGCTGATTGTTGGTCGTGGTGCTATAAGATTGAGGTATGATCCTGTTTTAGTTACTGGTGAGCCAGAAAGAATACCTGTTACAGTTGAGCCTATTACTGGTATTGGTGAAGTTGCACCAGGTCAAATGGGTGAAGTACAGGTTGCGCAAAGGCTACTTGATCCTGATGGCAATGAAGTTGACCAAGAGAATGTAAAGCAAGATTCAAGAGGTATGTTTATTGAGGGTGATCCAGTTGAGTTTATTGGAGAACAATCAATTACCTGTGAACACGTCAACTGGTCAGATTTGACAATATCACCTGCTAGATGTTGGGAAGATGTTAAATGGATTGCTTTTAGGCATTTATTATCTAGGCAGGACTTAGTTGATTATTATGGAACGCAAGGTGAGCAGATACCTCTGACTTACAGATCAACAGAAATGTCTGATTATCAGGACAATCCAGAACCAGATATGGCTGAAGTTTATGAGATTTGGGATAAGAGGTCTGGTAAACAAATATTTGTTGCAACAAGTTTTAATGAAATATTAGAGGACTTTGACGATCCTTATAATTTAGATGGATTTTGGCCAATGCCAGAGCCGTTATATGCAGTCTCCACTACCGACACCACTCTGCCAGTACCAGAGTTGTTTATCTATGAAGATCAGATATTTGAACTAGATTTGATTACACAAAGGATTGCAGCACTTACCGAAGCCCTAAAAAGGCGAGGTGTGTATGATGCTAGTTTTCAAGAACTGATTAGATTATCCGATGCTGATGATAATGAATTTATCCCAGTAGATAACATGGCTATGTTACAGGCAGGTGGTGGCCTTGCTAATGTTATGCAAGAAGCCCCATTAGACAACCTTATTAGGGCATTAACTGCATTATATCAATCAAGGCAGATAGTCATAGAAACCATTTATGAGATCACAGGTATTAGTGATATTATGAGAGGTCAGTCTGCATCTAGGGAAACAGCAACGGCACAAAGGATCAAAGGTCAGTTTGGTGCAATGCGTTTAGTCAATAGACAGCGCACTATTGAGAAGTTTTTAGACAAAATTATGCAGTTAAAGGCTGAATTACTTGTTGAGAATTTAGAGCCAACCTTGCTTGAAAAGATGACTGCGATTGCTATTCCTCCAGAGGTGGTCGCAGTCATGCGAGATGACCGACTAAGAAGTTATAGAATATCTGTTGATACAGAGGAGTCTAGTGCGATTGATTCAGCTATGGATCAAAAGAACAGAACCGAGTTTTTAACTGCCACAGTACAGTTTTTACAATCTGTAGGGCCATTGGTTAGTTCTGGTGCATTAGGGTTTGACCAGGCAAAACAGATGTTATTATTCGCAGCTAGGGCTTTTCCAGGTGCTAGGGAGTTAGAAGAAAGTTTGGAAGCTATTCAACCACCACAACCACAGGCTAATCCTGCTGATAAGTTAGTTGAGGTAGAAGCTGCTAAAGTACAGGCACAAACTGCACAAGCACAGGCAGATGCACAGGTTAAGGTAGCCAGACTTGATCTTGATAGGCAAAAGACAGAAGCAGACGTTGCGTTAAAACAGCAAAAACTAGAAATAGACGCAGCTAAAATCGTAACTGGCTAAAATGAACAACAGCGAAGCACTAGGCCGTATGGTTTGGCTTATGGGTCATTCTAGGCATCATGCAGCTTATAA